CCCGACGTAACAGGACTTGATTGGTCATTTCCAATATCCTGGAGACCCTATGCCTACGCAGCATTTCAGCTGTTTCGAATAACGTTTAACTTTTAAACCGGTATACGCCAACCACCGGTTCGCTCATGGTGTCGCGTGAGCTACGCGGCTTTTATGCAAAGCTAGCTCAAGTAAGCCCTAGAGCGGGGCTGCCATTATTTAAAGTCCTGGCCGCTGGACTGAGACGCCCGAACCCTTTCCAAATACTCGGCCGCAGCCGTTTTGCCCAACTGTTTCAGGATTCGGGCGTGTTCCTTCGCCTGTGCAGTGTCGAGGCGAGGACTTTTGAGAGCTCCTCCACGCAGAGACCCGCCAACTAATGAGCCTGTTAAAGAGCCCGCGACTGACACATTGTCGCGTGGTGTGGTCTCCGGGAGTTTACCGGAATCCAGGCTGCGAGGTTTCAAAGAACCTCCAAACAGACTTCCCCTCAAAGAGCCACCAGCGAGGCTGGGGGCAATAACACTCGGTATGCTGTTGGAGGGGGGAACGCGGAACACTTCTTGTGGAAGTGTTGGACGTTCTGGATCCGGAGGAGCAGGGATATCCTGCTCGGAATCCGAAGGTGAGAACGATAACCACCTTTGGATGCTCTCAAGCTTCTCTTCCCCAAGAGCCGGGTTCGGGGAGAGAATTGGTGCAGGCCCAGTTGCCTGTTCGCCAATGGCGGGGTTTGTATCCGGTTGTCCTTCCGGTGTCGTGAGCTGCTGCGTTAACCTCCGCCGCGGCAGCCCCTGGAGAGAGCTCGGTGAGTTGATTTCATCGATTGAGATGGAAATCATTCCCCACTCCAACCACTTATCAGTGAAGTTGGAGTAGGAAACGATGTAGTTGAAGTCATCAGACTTCTGGACTGGAGGTGGATATAACAACCATTTTCCGTCCTCATCATCACAATCAAGATGAAACGAACATACGAAATCACACTCAATACCCCGATTCTTCTTAAAAGTACAATCGTTCAACTTAACATCGGGGTGCCCACACACGAAGTTGGTGTTCGCCTGAATATTGGTAATTTTGGCTCCGACGTATTCGGAGACAGACCAACCAGACTTCGTTGAGTCGTACGCCATCAAACCAGCCCAACAGCCATCAGCTTTACCGCCGATCGACTTAACGGCCATAAAGCCCTCGCATTCAAGGTAAACTCGAAATTTACCCTTACTGGCGGGGATCACCATATAGGGCTGTATCTCCTCACCGTCGTTGCGGGAGTAGCCAGCCGTGAGATGAACTGTTGACCACTTCTCGTCTTCCCATTTGTACATATTGACGTACGACAAAGGCCGTGAGTCAATATAACTTGAGTTCATGCCCGAGGAAATTTTCGATTGTGGTACACCCTCATAACCCCAAAATCTGTCTTGTTTAGCAGGGGGGCAGGGGGTGGGTTCTGGTTGAGGTGGAGCCGGAGTCGGCTCTGGTGTGGGAGTGGGAGGCGAGCTCTCGTCTACCTATTTCGGGTTTTGAGTCTCAACCCGAATCGTGACACGAAAAGACCCGGCGATCTTCGAATCGCCATTACCCTTATAAAGGATCCGGAATTGGTCCTCCGTTGCATCGTGCCACTCGGTGCCATTAATTTGGCGCCGGGAGAAGCTCCTCCGACCGTTCTTCGTGACTCCGAATTTGTTGACGGTGGATGAGAGGCTGGTAATCTTACAATGTGGATCCAGCTCGTATGCTATGGACCCATAAGCGGTGCTAGAGGCTTCTGTGATGTACTCCAGAAGCACCATGGTAATACGATACTCATGGTAAGCCTTTAGGATTCCCGAGGAAAAGGCTGCACAATCAGTGAGGCTCGGTCCAAAGGTGAGAACGCCTGAAGCGTTCCCAGCCAGGCTGTCCTTGGAAAACACAAAGGTTTCTTGGGACATACTACTAGCACCTGGGCGCTGAGCCGGTGCCTGCCGGCGCCGGCGGCCAGGTGGCGCCGCTACGACCACAACGGGTGGTCGCGCTCTTTGGGGGCGACGAAGTCGCCGCATACGTCTTCTCCTATTAGTCCTAGCCACGGCCATATTCGTTGACAAGACCTCTGATATTGGCCTGGATAGGAAGGTAGACAAATCTATATAGCACAAACGCGATGACGGGGGTGGTTACGATTATCCCGGACAGAACCCCGATTAAGAAATGTGTGTCCAGTTTGTGCTTTCGTTGGCTTTACCCTTCCAGCTATTGCAACAACTGTTACTGGCTAGGGTGTGTGGAGCTTCCTTCACGTATCGTTTTGTGGCTGTACTGGAAGAACCAGCCACTCATATAATTGCTCCACGCCATCTGGGTCGTGCCGCAGTTCATTTAGAACTGAGAAGCAGGCGGCGAGGTAGTTCCGGACTACCTCCAGATGGCCACTCCCCGGATCGTAACCGTGAATCAGCTTGTAGAGCATCTTATTTGCGTTCACGGGGAGGGCGAGGTCGGGCTGCACAAAGTTGTGTGAGCAAAATTCCAGTTGCTCCGAGACCTCGACTTTAAAACCAAGACGTTTATACTCCTCTAGGTTGGAGTCGGTGCTCTCCAGGGCGTCGTCGCCCATAGTAACGGCCCAGCTTGCGCCGCAGTGGAGAGCCGCCATGAACCGGATCCTCGAGTTGCTGGAGCTGGTATTATAGCTGCCGCTCTTCTGAACTCCGGGGATCCGCTGTGCGAGCAATGTCCCATCGCTCAAGCACAGCACCGACCGCGAGATGCACGCTACCCACACCCTGCGTAAGTGAGCTGTCAGGGGGGTTAGGTCGGTGGTCAATCGGTTTCGGACCTCCATGTCATCATGGAGCATCCACTCACTCACACTCCAGTCGAAACCGGAGCAGTCAGTTGGGACAAGGTGGTGGCGCCAGTTGGACGTTAACTCTGAGGGCGCCACGCCCACCTTGGATGCGAGTAAACCGATAAACTCGCTGGCCTGCGAATCCGTAGAGAGGCCAAAACCGGGTTTGGAGGGGACAGATCGCCAGAGGGCGATCTCTCTCTTGTTCTGATTTTGGAACAAGACCCGGGCTACCAGCTGGTCAACCAGCGACACGCTCATGATGAGGCGGTAGCGTCCTTCATCGAGCTTGCTCTGTTTGTGGGGTTCACCCTTCACGAATAATCGGATTGGATCACAGAGCCCCAGCTGAACAAATTGTTCAGCCGACATAGTGTCCACGTCACTAACCTCCGCCATCTTCTGTAGGCGGGCAAAGGTCAGCCGGGCCAAGACTGGGAGAAACTCAGGGTTCTCGATCCAGCCCCTATGGTGTGGTATTCCATAGGCTATGTAAGGTACGCCAACGCCGGCGTCGGGCTCCAGAGAGTGAACCGCTTCTTCAAAATCCTGGAGGAAGTTGGTCCAGGAGAGCTGGTTGTGTCGCGCCATGGTGGGGCCATTAGTTTGTGCAGTCTTATAGGCCTCCACCGTTTGCTGTATCACGTGCTCCCTCCTACAGCGAGAGGGGATCTCAATCAACTCGGCACGCTCGAGCCATCTACCGGCTTGTAGCCGGAGACTCTTTAGCTCTGCTTCGGGGCCGAACAACGGCCAGCCGAAGCCTCGGACTTTCTCACCCAGCGCTGGATGGTCCCGGGTGAGTGTTTTCCCCCACTTTGTTTCGCTTCTTTGTTTAGAGTGGTAGAAGCGGGGGAGTTTGCCGGCCCACTCGAAGCCTGCTGGTGCGTCACCCGCCTCTGGGGGGGGACGTACTTCCCAGGCGTAGTGGGAATCGAAGAAGGCCGAGAAGTTCGCGGCTTTCTCGGCCCACGTCTGCGGGGCGCTTTTAGGGCCTTCTCCGATATCATCCGAATGGCCTCTTTCTCGATGGATTTCACATCGACTTTGCTCATGAGAGAGGCCATGAGCTTCGCCAAGATATCTTCGCCATCTACGGGCGAGGTCCTTCGGGTGGCGACGGTAGAGCCACTGTCCACGGTGGCTTCGCCGTTGATGACGCGGTCGGCGCCGCGAGGCTCGTTTCCCTGGATCGCGGGAACCGGTGCCTTCACTGCAGGTGTGGGTGCTGTGGGAGTTGTCTCGATATCGAGCATCTCTGACCACTGCTTCCCGCTCTGAGACTTAAAGTTCAGGACTTTCTCAAGTTCTGAATGCAAAACCTGGAAGGTCTCAGAGAGCTGGACAGCCTCATCCGAAGTAAACAAGCGCCCTGTTGGGGCAGTTGTTTCGAAGACATACTGGGGAGAGGTCAGGCCTGCAATGCTCGGGATAGGAGCCATAAGGTTCACGTTGGCCTTCTTAGAGGCCCCTACGTGGACTCCTACCACCCTCTTTCCCGAGAAGAGGGGCGTCCCACTGAAACCAGGGGTGGTGTTACAGAGGGTGGTGGCGAATCCACCCTCAACACCAACAAGTTCCCCGTTGGTTGCTTGCCAAGCGCCGTCAAAGGAATAAAGCGAAAATTTTGACTTGGCAAGCTGGGACACGGGTACGGTTTGGACTGCCTTAGTCGCCAGCAGTCCTTCCCAGTTGGGGGGTCCCCTCAAGATGATGAGGTCGGTCTCTTTGCCGCGTACCACGGGCTGGAATTGAGACAGGGGGACCTTGGTGCCATTCCTCGCTGACACCACAAGCAGGGCGGGATCATAAACATGGTCCGCGGTGAGAAGGGCAGTCTCTCCGTTGTACAAGCGGACACATGTGCCATACCCCGCATGGGAGCCGTCACTGTTCTGAATCAAAACAATGCTCTTCTTCGGCGGCTCCTGCGGGATGGTGTATGACAGATACCCTGCCACTGCTTTCTCCTTCATGTAGGAGGGTCCTGAGGTAAGAACCCTCCAGCCAGACTTCAGGAGCCACAACGCGACTCCAAAAAGGAAACCCGGCAATCCGCCAAACATCCACGAGATGGCTATCACCATAAAGCGCACGCAAAGGGCCAATAAGCATGCGGTGAGGGTCTCGGCCGGGTAGGTCGAGACGAGTAGCCACGGGCCATAAAGCGTCCCCCAACATACGAAGGTGACACAATACAGGAGTATACTCAAGACTGCAAACGCGGTCTTGGAGGCCCATTCTCGAATTTGCCTCAGCAAAATAGCTGAGGCCTCTACCCCCTTCGCGCAAAAGCGGGAACAGACGCTCTGGGCGTCTGACCACAATCGCTGCGAAGCGGCTTGCAGCAGCTCGTTGAAGGGATAGGAGGTAAGTGCCCGGGGTTTGGGGCATTCGTAGGTCAAGCATGTGACCTCCGGGCACTTGGATGGTGGCGGGGTAAGCACCGGCCCATCG